ATGTTGAAATGCAAGCCTATATTGAACGTCAAGAAGTAGCCGCAGGTGCAGAAGAAGAATTTACTGAAGTTGCTCCAACACTTGTGCCTACTGTATTAAAGACAGGTGAGATTACTTTAGAGTGGTCCGAAGATAACTTTGTATAAGGATAACTTATGGAAATGACAGACATATTTCTAGGGCTAGTAACCCTAGTAGTAGTAATGTTGGGTTGGTTCTTGAACCGCTTGGCTGATACAGTTGATAAATTAGAGCAGAATATGAGTAACTGTCAGAATAATATGCCGCTTAACTATGTACTGAAATCAGATTATAAAGCTGATATGGCAGAGATAAAGCAGATGTTAAGTGATATATATGGCATCATTAGAAAGGAAAGGAAGTAGTGATATGGGTAGAACTTACTGATGGAACAGCTAGGTTCTTCTTATTTGATTTATGGAATTTTCCTATCAACTTTATTATCGTGTAGGTATTGACAAAATGACTAAACTATGGTATAATATATATAAGAGTGTCTCTATAGTGTTACTTATGATATCTCTAAGTGGATGTGTATCTCTAAACCCCTTCAGTGATGATGGTGGTATCAAGGTAGATGCACAGATAGGGAAGACTAACGAGAAGGTCACTGGTGTAAAAGCTGATGAGTTCTCTCTAGTCAATAAGACCAACAACGCTGAGACTGTAGTAGAAGATTCTAAGATAGGTACTATAACAGCTACCGCAGTAAATATAACTGAACAGGTTCCTTTCTGGATTTGGTTCATAGCTATCTTAGGATGGTTATTACCTTCACCTACAGACATCTATATTGGCTTAGGTAAGCTACTCATCAACATTAAGAGGTATATAAAAGAATGACTTATAGAGAGATTATAAATAGTGTACTACGTAGACTCCGTGAAGATACAATCGATGCAGATTGGTCTGGAGACTTATACGACTCAACTACAGTTACTGACTACCAGAAGTTAATTGGTGAGTTAGTCAACGACTCTAAGAAACAAGTAGAATCATATCACGATTGGCAAGCATTAAGAGAATCATTCAACGTAAAGACCAGAGCTGGTAATATGCAGTATACTCTAGGTGATTCATTACGTGGTGCTGGTGTCTCATTTAAGATGTTAGATGTAATCTGTCAAGACACAGGTCTATTCTTAGACCAAGTACCTAACTCTTGGATTAATGAGAGAGCATTCCCTGTTGCTGATACTGCTACTGGTGAGCCTTCTTATTACGCCTTCAATGGTATCTCAAAAGCAAGTACGAATAGAGAGCCAGACTTTAATGTGGATTTATATCCTATCCCTACAGGTGTACAAACTATCTCATTTAACGTGGTAGGTGCACAGAGAGAATTAAAGACTGCTGCACAAGTATTACGTGTCCCTTCGCAACCTACTATTCTAGGTGCGTGGGCTAAAGCTATTGCAGAGCGTGGTGAAGATGGCGGTATTATCTCCTCAGGTGTGGCGGCAGAAGCTAGAGACTCATTAAATATGGCAGTACAGCTAGACTCTGGTAATATGGAGTATGAACTAGACTGGTACGTAGGGTAATGCCTGTTATCAACGCTAAGGCGTTAAGTGTAGTACCTTTAGATACTATTGGTATTAATGGTCTAGACTCGCAAACTAATCCTACAGCACTAGGAGCCACTTGGTTCACTAAGGCTGACAACATCGTCTATTCTGAAGGTGGTAAAGTAACCTTCCGTAAAGGACTAAAACAAAAGACATTAAATGGTGGAGCTAAGATTGGTTCACTAGCAGAACACTATGATGGTACGAATCATAAAATCTTTGCAGGTATTGCTGGATATATTTATGATGTAGACCTAACAGATAAAGATGATGCATTCCCTACGTCAGGTAGGTTCACTACAGGTGCTTCTACTTCAGATTGGCAGTTTCAAAACTTCAATAATGAAGCACTGGCATTCCAAAAGGGTGCAGACTTACTTCACTACGAGAGTGGTGCTTGGGGTAAACTTAAAGATGATTCTGGTTATACTGCTCCTGCTGGAGTAACTACATTTGACCCTTCTTGTGGTCTAGGTTATTATGGTAGAGTATGGGCAGGAGGTATAACTGAAGATGACGATGTATTATATTACTCTAAATTACTAGATGCACACAAGTGGAGCTCAGGCTCTGCTGGCGGTATCGACCTTAAGACAGTATGGGGACACGATAGCATTGTAGCTATACAGCCTTATATGGGTAAGTTAGTAATCTTTGGTACAGAGAATATTGTAATCTATAATAAGCCTGAAGAACCTACTGCAATGAACTTAGATGAAGTTATTCGTGGTGTAGGCTGTGTCTCTAGAGATTCAATCCAATCTGTAGGTAATGATTTATACTTTTTATCCGATACAGGTGTACGTTCATTGATTAGAACTGCAGAATCTGATAAGTTGCCTGTCAAAGAAATCTCTCCTACTATTAAGGATGAGTTAATATCACATATTAGAGCAAGTACGAATGTTAAGTCAGCATACTACTATGCAGAAGGTTTTTACCTACTATCTTTCGTAGATAGAAACGTAACTTACGTCTTTGACTTACAGTATTTAACGAAAGAAAGAGGGACTCCTCGAGTGACTAAGTGGGACTTTGCTGCAGATAGAAATCCTGCTAGTATGACTTACACTACTAACTATGGTCTTCTTATGGGACAACAGTCAGGCAGAGTTGCTTCTTATGAGGGTTACTATGATGTAGATTATAGTGGTTCTAGTGTCTATACATATAATCCTTATACGAGCAGTATATCTACTGTATGGATGTCATTAAGTCCTGAGTATGAGACAGCCTCTATTCTTAAAAGATTAATTATGGTTATCTCAGGTGGTCAAGGCACTAACGTAGGCTTACGTCTATATAAGGACTTTGAATTAGCACCTAAGTTATCCCCTACATTTAAACTTAACCCTTCGTTGAGTGGTGAACCTGCAGTATGGGGAACAAGTAAGTTTCCTTCTTCAGCTTCTCCCGCAGCTTGGGTGAGTTCTAAATATGAACCAATACACGGCTTAAAGGAACACTCAGTACCTCTATCAGGTTCAGCTAAGTATTTAAGATTAGAGATGGACGCTGTAACAAGTGGTTATAAAGCATCTCTACAATCATTAGCACTATTATTTAAACAAGGAAAAACTCGATAATGTCAAACTATTCTATAGCAGTAAATTGGTCTGGTAAAAATGCCCTAGCGGATACAGACCCAGGCAAGGTAATCTCAGGCACAGACTTTGATACAGAATTCACAGCGGTAAGAACAGCAGTTAACTCTAAGGCAGATGTTAATGGTGATGCAGCAGAGAACTTTGTCTGTAACCTCTTAACGGCTACTACAGCCACTGTTGGTGGTGAGGCAGTAGTTACATTGGCTACACCACAAACATTCACTAAATCGCATCCTACGGCTTCTGAGACTATAGCACTAGCTTCTAGTCAGACAGCTAACCTACTTAACTCAGACACATTCATAGTTAATGTACAAGGTAATGGTTATACATTGAGTGTTTCTAACCAAGCAGCAGGTACTAAAGCTGACTTTATCCTTAAAAATCAAGGTGCTTATGACATTACTTTCGCAGCTGACTTCAGTTTTGTAGGTGGTAATAATCCTACGATTACTTCAGGAGCTGGTAAGTTTGACTTAGTAAGATGTACTTCTGATGGTGCCACTATGTTCTGTACTATTGATAAAGACCTAACCTAGGATATACTATGGATTCTTCGAGTCTCATTAATGCAGTATCTAACCCAGGGCAATATGCTTCTCAGCCTTTAGGTTTAGACCAAACTAATCAAGACACTTCATTAACTGCAGGTGGTGTAACTTCTAATCCTGCATTGGATAATCTTAAGTCTATAATGAATAGTGGTGGTATGTCATCAGCGCAGGACTTTAGTGGTGCAGGTAATGCAGCATTTAGTCAGATGTCAACATCACCTAATCCTTATAGTGGACATACAGGTCCAGTTACTAATCAACAAGTAGTCGCCCCACAACAGCAGAATCAAGGTTATAATCCTCAAACAGGAACATATAGAACTACACCTACTACAGGCAATACAGGAAGTTCTGATTCTTGGGGCAATACCTTCTCTAACTTCTCGAACGGAAGTGGTACGATGGGTATGTTTGATGGAGCAGGTGCCAACATTGGTAATTTCTTAAGTGATACATTTGGTGGTGCGTATAACTCTGATTTTGGAAATACAGCCACTACAGGACAAGGGAGTGTAAATTGGGGGACTAGTAATAGAGCCTTTGATTTTGGTAATAAATCATTAACAGGCATTCAAGCACCTAGTTGGTCTAAAGATGCTTTAGGTTTTGCTAGGGCAGCAGGCTATGACACTTCAGCTATCAACCAAGGTTTAGGTTTAGCTAGTATGACAGGTAATGGACTCTTTAATGCTGCGGCTCAGTATTCTGGAAATCCTTATATTGGTATGTTAAACGATGACTTCTCTCAGAGAGGTATTATGCAGAAAGGTTTACAACTAGGTAATGTTCCTTATGCTGGTGGAGTTATGGGTCTTATGGACTATGGTCAAGGATATAACAACTATGGAGCACTAGGTTCTACTATTGGTGGCTTAGTTGCTGGTCCAATGGGTGCTTACTTAGGTGGTCAGTGGGGTAAGGATGCTTTAGGTTTTGATGACCAAGGTAACTTTACTAACCGTATTAATGACAACTACTCAGGTGCAGGAAGAGATTATGCAGAGGCTTCTGGCTTCAAAGTAGGTTCTCCAGAGTTTGATTATGCTGTTAAAGGTTTTGAGAGTCTACAGAGAGGAAAGAAGAATAGTCAAGGTCAGCAAGAGTTAGTAGATAAGTGGAACACTAAATATACTGACAGAATACAAGATGAACAAGCTTCGGCACAACAAGAATTTAATGCTGCGAATAGAGACTATGGTCAAGAGGGTGATTTAACTTCTAGACAGAATGGACAAACTTTCCACAATAATGACTATAATTGGGGCTCTACAGAGAGCACTGACAACGTACTTTCTGCAGGTGGTTACACTTGGGATGGTGCTGATGGTTCTGTAGCTGATATGCAAGAAGAGACAGGCTTAGGTACGGAAGAATGGGA